CAGGACCTCCGGGATAGCTACCTTGCTCCACATATTGGTTGTAAAGAAGAATGTGAGCAGGACTAAACAAAGTGTTTATTCCATCCATACCAAATGAAATAGAGAAATCCCATATAAATTCAACATTGTCAAGAGTCGCACCAGTAGAGTAATCTCTAACAGCGGAAACAGCATAGTCCTGCTGACCCGCTGATGTCTGAAGAATAAAATAGTCTCTGTAAGAACCCTCGTCGTAGTTATAACGATTGAAGTCTTGACACGCATCCTCTATAGCCTGTTCCAACTGCGTATTAGAAATTTCAATGTTGATAACAGGATGTCCTAGTTGTGTTATAACATAATCCTTCATTTGATTCAAATTGGTAATCTTAGCCATAAATTATTCCTCTTTATTTTTCTGACTTGTCTTTTTCGTGGTCTTCTTCAACTCAGCTCTAACTTTAGATTTGATCTTCTTTCCCTTGAGTGGTTTGTTTTTCTTCTCTTCAACTTTATCTATGATAATCTCTTTTATATTTGGTTCATTAACGTCAACATTCTTTTTGTTAAAACATTCCATCTTCTTTATAATCTGCTTAACTGGTTGTGGTGGAATTATTACTCTTAGCAAACCCTGAAAATTATCTTCATAAAAACATTTGTCAGGAATTGGATGTAGTCTTCCATCATTAGGTACTCTGTAAACTCTACCTTCCTTCTCAAACTTTACATCAAAACCAGCAACGTTAACTACCTTCATGTCAAACCTCCTAAAAGACATTTAAAACTTACTCTCACATATATTTATACTTTTAGTCTAAAATGAATTTTTTAGCGAAAAATACAATAAATATTTATTATTTTTTATAAACATACTTTAAATTTCCAGAATTATATATTCTATATATTCCTCTATTATACATTATATCGTGCTCTGTTTTATTTTTATCAAACCCCTGCTTAATCAATATATCTTTTCTATAATTAAATCTATTTCTCCTTATCTTATTATGTACATAAAAATAATTTGGAGTAGTCTTACCAACCAATTCAAAACCTATTTTTTCATAAACTACACCATTTATAATAGTAGTCCAAAATCTATCGGCATAACTAATAACAATTTCTGGTTTATAATTATTCAAAAAACTTTTAAATAATCTACTTGTAGCACCAACAACCGTAGTGTTTAGCTTATTACAAAATCTTAATAATTCATATGATCCATTTACATTATTAAAACCAAGACTTTTTCTTAATTTACTAAAAGTCATTAATGATAATAATTCATCATTATAATATAATCCATAATTAATCTTACTGACACAGTAACCTTGTAAATGATTTTCTTCTAAAAATTCTTTAGCATCTTTAAATGTTACTTCTTTTATAATACATTTCCTAGCATATATTTTTTTAGACTTTCCTAATAAATTTAAAATCCTCGATTTCACTACATCTTTTTTAAGAACCCAATCATCTTCATAAATCTGAACTAAGTGTATTCCTTTTTCTTCACATAATTCCGTTTTATTAAGATGATAATTTTTATCTACAAACTTTTCATTATGCCAATACAACCCATTAAATTCAAAAGCCAATTTTAATTCAGGAATATAAATATCTAATTCATATGGATATATCAATTTTCTATAATTTTTTATAATTTCACCATTGTAATTAATTTCAATAAAATCAAATAATTCTTTTTCATAGATTGATATATTTGATAGGTTGTAACATTTATAGCAAGGATGAACCTTTTTATTAAATCTCCAAATAAAATATTGTTTTTGTATCCAAAAATCGCAACCACAATTTTTACATCTAACGTGTATATTATTTTCATCTTTATATTTTAATATTTTAAAATACTTCTTAAACATCTCTTCGTTTTTATTTTTATAAAAATTATTAACACCGTTAACTACTTTATTTTTCACCTTTTCTATTTTCATTGGATGGTCAACTCCAAAATTATCCAAAAAATATTTACGAATTTCTTCTTTAACTTCTTCCAATTGAAACGGATTTTCTACTCCATACCTATCCAAACAAGTTTTTATATATTTTTTTCTATTAGTAAAATGTTTTACTCCGTATCTATCTATACATGTTTTTTTTGCTTTATCTCTGTTATTAAACTTTTCATCTCCATATATTTTATTTTTAGTAATTCTTCTTTTATCTACTATATCTGCAATTTCTTCTATTGTTTTATTTCTCCATGTTTGTGAAGATTTTTCTTTATTATTATACTTAATATCTCCATACTTATTTAATTTTGTCTGTTCTATTTTTTGTCGAGTATTTTTTGAACTATTACTACATTTTGATGAACAGAAATTAAAATATCCTTTTGTTAAACTTATAAACGATGTTTCTTTACCACATTCTGTGCAAATTCCTTCTGCGTCTTTTTTTAAGTAAATATCATAATATTCCTTAATATCAAAATTATGATTATTCCTAATATGCAATGACAAACCTCTAAAAGTTTTTGTTTCAAATTCTTTACATATTTCACATATCATAATAATATTCCCTTCAAATTCTATACGTTGATAAAAGACAATCATATAATTTTATCATATTTTAAATAAAAAAGTCAAGGAGATGGTCTCCTTGACTTTTACTTTATATACTTACGAATCTTTACTGATTAGAAACCAGAAGGAAGATTAGAAGTAGTAGCACCAGGGATAAGCTTCTGTACATTGTAGTATGGTATCAAGCGATAATATCTACCAGAACCAAGCAATGTGTCAGTAATAGCATATCTGGACATCACACCAACTCTTGGAGTGAAGTCATCTGGGTGGATTGCTCTGTTGGTAAGACCCATGATGTATGGGCTAAAGATGATACCAGTATCAGAGATACCAGGACCCTTATAACCGACAAGAGCATATTCTGTTCTTGCGTACTGGTCACGGTAAACATCTATTGTTCCATTGAGCTTACCAATTGCAGCCATAACCTGAGTTGCGTTAACATTCTGGTTGTATGCTACGAACTGGTGTCCAGCAGCCTGAAGAGCAGTTGCGATAGCTGGTGAAACAACTACGAAGTTACCAGGACCACGTCTTGTTGTAACAGAAATCTTGTTAGCCTGATACACAATAGATGAAACAATGTTCATGTATTTTTCACCAGACCATCTACCGTCGATACCAGTACCACCACCAGTAAGGTCGATAGCACCAACATTCTCACCACCGTTAGTAGTGTCAGTAGCCGCACTCTTCATTCTAAGAATAAGTTCTCTGTCAAGTTCTGCGGTAACTTCATACTGCAAGAACTGAACCATTTCTCTTTCGATGTCAATTCCGTGCATCGCCTTTACGTCCTGAGCAGCTTCAAGACTGAAGCTAGCTGCAAGCTTTCTGGTCTTTGCAGTGATAGCAAGCTGGTCAATTCTCATCTTAAGCTGTGGCCAATCTCCACAACCATCAACTTCGGATTCGTCTGAGTTACAAGTGTCATCAAGTGTCCAAGCTTCAGCAGCAGATGTAGTAGCACCAGTACCAGATGTGTCGTAAATACCTGTGTCGGCAGATGTGTTAGTATGACCACCCTGAAGTGTACCAGAAACACCAACCTGACTTCCAGTGTATCCACCATACTCAGGAACATTGTCCCAAGCAGCTTCGTTTCCGTTTCCGTCATCGTAGACGACTCTCATTGCGTATGCAAGACCGACAGGTGTGGACATAGCCTGGACACCGACAACCTTGTTAGCGAACAAATCTGGGAATGTTCTTCTGACAAGAGCAAGAGCAATTGGACGGAAAATCCAAGAGTCACTTGCAGCGGCACCATCAGTGAATCCACCAAGACTACCATAGTTGGTAGCACCGTGGTTGGAAGCTTCACTAATGACTTCCTGACCGTTAAAGTCCTTTCTCTCCTGGTTTTCCAAAAGAGTTGCAAGGTTTTCCTTAACGTATCTGTCCTTGATATCCTTAATGGACATCTTACCTTCAGCCTGTTCCCATTTTTTGATTAATGCAAGACTCATATCTTTCTCCTCCTCATTTATGGTAAGACCGATTTATTATTCATCCAAGTATCTATTTGCTCTTTCAGCAAACGAGAATTCTTGCTTTTCTTCTTTGATTACTTTCTTTTCTTCTCCAATATTATCTTCCTCAGTAATGATTTCGTCGAGAGTTCCCTTACCCACACTCTTTAATCTTGGAGAATTGGATTCTTTGACCATTTCTACAAATGTGTCAATTCCTTCTTTGACTTCTTCAAACTTCTTATTCTTGAACATCTTTGCAACTCTCTGCTTCTGACTTCCTGTAAGACCCTGTGTCTTTTCAGAAATAAGCAAGAATGTTGCTGACTTCTCAAGTCTCTCTTCAGATTCCATAATCTTTGCGTGAGCTTCTGACAATTCATTCTCAAGCTTTGCAACTTTACGCTGCTCCGCTTTAAGAAGAGCGGCACCATCAGTGTCAAGCTCTACATAGTTGTTTGTAAAGACCTTTCTGATCTGTTCAACAACCGGCATTGCAATTTCATTAATCGCAAGCTTCTCGATAGATTCTTCAGAAATCTGTTCGACAATAACATGGTCAAGGAAAGAGCCAAGCTTTGTAACAACTTTCTGCTCAATGTTCTTAAGCTTTGCGTCGTACTCTTCTATAAGAGATGCTTTAGCTGTTTCAAGCTCTTCGTTGACTTTCTTACTGACATACTCTTCAGCAAGCTCGTCATACTTTGCTTTTATTTCCTCTTCCTTCAACTTGACTCTTGTGGAGACCATTTTCTCAACCGCAGCTTCGAAAACCTTAAGGTCCTCAGGAGTCAACATTTCCTTAATTTTTTCTGTAATTTTCTTACTCATATCAAGCTCCTCCTATTGATTTGCTGTAATTATTTATAAAATTGGGACTTAAAAAACAGCAACTTTTTACACATTTTTGCGCTGAATTTCACTCAAAAAATCTAACATATAACCTAACACATGCTTTGACAATGAGTTAGGCTCGTATTTTTTATCTACCTTTCTTTGTAAGTTCTGCACAGCAACCTCAACAATTTGGTCACCATCAATGACAAATTCCTTATTTTCCAGTACACCTTCTACGAAACAGTTAGGTGCGGATGGATCAGCAACAATGTCAACTGTGATAAGTTTATAGTCTTCCTTAACGGTTGCTCCATCAAGAGTTCCAACACCACGGGTTGACATTCCTACAATGATTCCCTCATCTACAAGAGTCTTGGCAATTCTACCCATTGGTGTATCAATGAGTTTAGCACTACCAATACCAACGTTACCATCCATTTTAAGTTCCTCTATAATATGAGATACTCTCTCAAGATTAATCTGGGGATTTTCTGGATGGTCAAGTTCACCCATACTTCTATTCTTCATGATCTTAGATTCCACAAAGTCATTGACTTCACGGACAAGAATATCCTTTGAGTAAACTCTTCCGTTCTTGTTCTTGATTTCTGCTTCTAAGAAGGGACCTCTCAACCTGAACTCTTTCTTTCCTTCCTTCTCTTCTTTGATAACTTCAAGTTTATCAAACGAGACAAACTCTGTTAAAAGCTTCATAAGTCTCTCCTATTATTTTGAAACCGACATTACTTCCTTCTGCTTATCAACATTGATGCCATTCATCTTTGCCAAGACATCCATCTTCTTTTCGTCAACTTTTGTCTTGACCTTAGTTGCTGCCATCTTCTCAATGTCTGCCTGAAGACTTGCCCAATCTCCATCGAGAACTCTTTTTATAACTGACTTCATAACTCCTCCTTAACAATTTTTAATGCAAATAAATGTCTCAGTTAGTATTTATAGTTAATTATACTTATTTATTAAACTTAAAACTTTTTCTCAAATTTTTGTCCTCATATCTTTTCCTAATTGACGTATCGAATGTATTCCATTCTTTCAAAATTTGAGAGTCGTTATCCCCAAATGCGAATGAAAATGACTCAGGTGTCTCTGGAGAAGCCTCTTCTTCCCCTCCTACCTCTGCTTCTCCACCACCTTCCGCGTCGGCCTCTACTTCACCACCAACATCAGGTGCTCCAAATTCTCCACCA